TTACTGCCGCGCGTAGATCGTCACCATCGTGGTGACGGTGGAGAGGTTGGTGTCGAGGGGCGTGTCGGAGGGGCCACCGAGAGAGGAGGGGCCAGACCAGACGGCGACCGTGACCTTCGTGGTCGTGCGCGCGATGGCTTGCGCGTGGATGCCGTTGATCGACTGGATCGCCGTGGCAACCGGTGCGTAGTTAGCGTTGGCCATCGGGCGGGCGAAGGTGATCTCGATGGCGCCGCCGACGAAGGCCACCCCCTGGATGTTGTAGCCGTCGTCGAGGGTGATGCCGCCGACCCCGTCCGTGGTGATGCTCGCCCAGGCCTTGGCGACGTTGGCGCCGAAGATGGCGTTGTCCCCACCCGGGTCGGCGGTGGCGGCCGGCTCCGTGCCCGTGTAGCGGACGAGGCCGGCGAGGTTCACCGGGCCCGAGGCGTTCACCGTCGCGCTGAGGTTCGCGGTCGTCCCGCTCGCCATGCTGAGCACGGCGGCGCTCTGGAACTGGATGCTGGTGCCGGAGCCGGTGACCACGAAGTCCGCCCCGGCCTGGAGGCGCATGTCGCCGCCGCCGGCGCCGTCGACGACCAGGTGGCCGACGCCGTAGGTGGCGTCGCCGACCTTGAGCGTGGCGCCGTTGTTGACGTACGTCGGGGCGGCGAGGAGGTTCCTCGTCCCCTGCAGGGAGGCGACGCCGTTGGTGGTGAAGGCGCCGTTGCACGTGATGAAGCCGTTGGCGATGAGGTGGCCGCCGACGGGGATGGAGGCGTCGCTGAAGCTCAGCGGGGCGTCGATGACCCAGTTGCCGCCGCCCGGCGGGAAGTCGACGGTGTGGCCGGGCATGAGGTTGTACACGCCGCCCGCAACTGCATCCAACGTATCGGGCAGCGCGACGCGGACGAAGTTGAGCCAGCTGGCCGGGATGACGGAGATGAAGTCGGTGAACGGTGCGGCGGGGGTCAGTGCGAACATGGATCAGCCTCTCAGCCCGCGATCGCCCGCGGTCAACTTTCTTGGTGTCGCAGCTGATCGCTTTTCACGTGGAACATCGGCCGGGCCTCAGCGCGGCGCCTCGAGGCGGAGCGGCAGGTCCGTCGCCTCAACGTCGTAGACGTGCCAGCGGGTCTTCCGGTACCGCTCCGCCAGCAGGTGGCGGACGACGATGCTGCTCGTGTGCAGTTCGCCCTCGCAGAGGAAGGTCGGGCTGGTGCGTCCGCGCTCGAGCACGGCGTCGATCGCCTCCTCCAGCGCGTCGGCCGCGGCGAGATCCTGGTCGGTGGGCTTGATGGTTTCGTCGGGTTGCTTGGCCATGGGAAAAGGGGCGCCCCGCGGACGGCAAGGTCCGCGGGGGCGCTGGGGGTGGAGGTTGTCGGGCTCGACGGGGCCGCGGATCGGCCGGGCGTCGTCGCGAAAAATCAGTCCTGGTACATGCGCGCCCACTGCACGGCGCCATCGCTTCGGCGGCGGGCGTAGAGGTGGCAGTGCCGGAACAGCGTGGCGAACGCGCTGGCGGTGAGCAGCTCGGCGCCCGCGAGGCCCGGGAGCAGGACCGCCAGCGCGGCCGCGTTGGGGCGGATGGCGATGACCGACGAAGACGACGGGTCGTTCATCGTCACCAGCAGGGCCTGCGCCGCGTGCTCGACGAGCGCGGTGGCCCCGAGCGCCGGGTAGCGTCCGACGTCGCGCCGCTGGCTCACGTACCAGTCGTACTCGTGGACGCCGTAGACGCTGTCCTGCACGAAGGCGGCGCAGGTGACGTAGAGCGGCCACACCGGGTCCCCGCTCGGGAGCTTGGTCGGGTCGACGAGCGGGCCGACCACCGTGGCTGGGAACTGGTGGGCGCCCGCCGTGAACGCGTAGAGGGTGCCGGAGAACCCGCCGGCGCGCAGGGCGGAGGCGCCGGTGTTGTCCACGGCGCCCGTCCCATCGCCCAGCGCCGGGCCGGGCCACGCCGGCAGCCCGTCTGGCGCTGTGGCGGCGCCGGGCGCGGCGAAGTGGCGGCGCATCTGGGTGTACGAGCCGAGGATCATGGTGCCTCCAGGGTCAGACCGGCTACCGCGACACCGGCCAGCGGGGCGCCTTCGGAGGTGCCGATCGTGACTGTCATCCAGACGGGGCAGAGCGCGTGGAGCTCCAGGCGGAGGCGCCGCACCAGGTCGAGGAAGACCGCGTCGGGCAGGCCGGCGCGCCGGAGCTGCACCGCGAGCGCCGCGCGGGCCGAGGACCACTCGGCGCCGGGCGGCCCAGGGTTGAGGCCTGGCTCGTAGTGCGTGGGCGACACGGCTGCGGCCAGGCCGAGGAAGGTGACGCCGACCATGACGGCGCAGACGTCGTAGATCTGAGCCACCGTGTTGCCGGCGAAGCCGAGGAAGCGCGCGCCCACCGCGGCACGGCGCGCGGCGAGGGTGGCACCGGGTAGGGGCCGGAGGCTGCATGCCGCCTCCCAGGTGGTGAGGGTCTCCAGCATCCGGCCGGGCACCATGCGGCCCGAGGTCCGGCGGTTCACGGCCCAGACGATGGCGACGGCGAGGGCCAGCACCCGCGCCTCCGCGGTGCTCTGGGTCTCGGTGCCGGCGTCCCAGCCCGGCGCGTAGGCGTCGAGGAGCGCGGCGAGCTCGTCCTCGAACTCGCCGGGGCCACCGAGCGGGGCGGCGAGCGGGGTGTTGATCACGTCAGCGGGCCTCGACGCGGACGCCTACGTTGCCGCCGAGGTCGCTGGGGACGCCGTCGGTGTCGAAGACGTAGACCGTGACGACGCTGGCGTTCTCGGACGTCTGCACGAGGCCGGCGGCGGAGCCGCGGACGGCGCCGTGGGAGTCGCTGAAGATGATGTCCTCGGTCGCGCCGGGGGCAGTGGTGCCGTCCGGGTTGAGGATCCCGCTGTTGTCGGTCCAGGACGCGGGATAGGTCACCGTGTAGATGCCGACGCCGGTTCGCGCGACGGCCGGCAGGTTCAGGATGCCGGCGCCCATCTGGCTGCCGCCGGCGGCAGGCGTCACCACGCCGTTGGCGAGGGCGGTCGGAAAGCGCACCCAGGCCTTCGGGCTGGTGCAGGACATCTGCGCGACGTCGTCGACCAGGCGGCCGTACTCGCGGGCGGACACGTATTTCTGCGGGTCGGCGACCGGGACGGCATTTTCCTTGGGGGCGCCGAAGTCGGCGACGGTGCGGGGCGTGGTCATGGAGCCTCGGGGGTCAGGCGGCGCGGATGGCGAGGTGCTGGAGCACGAGGACGTGCGGCGGGTCCGCCGACGTCGCCGGGACGCTGGGCGCCGTTCGCGCCGTGGTCGTCCCGGTCGCCACCCGCTTCGTGTAGAAGAGGTCGAGGATCTCGGGGTAGGCGACGATGACGGCGTCCGGCACGCGGTTGGTGAGCGCGGCGGGGGCGCGCACATCGGGGGCCGGCTGCCTCGAGGCCCGGGGGAGCAGCTCGGGCAGCGCCGTCTTCTCGCCGGGGCCGAGCAGGGCGACGTGGTCGGCAAACGTGCGGGCGTAGGAGACGAGCGAGACGGCCCCCGCGGAGACGTACGCGCCCAGCGGCGAGATGCTGAAGCCGTTCTGCGCGGTGATGGTCCAGGCGCCCGCGCTGCCGGCGACGGTCGCGACGGTGTACTCCAGCATGCGCCCGGTGACCGCCGCATCGTCGGGGTCCACATAGGTCGGATCCCAGACGCCGATCGAGGCGCCGACGCTCGGCGCCGCGGTGGCGTTGACGGTCGCGACGCCCGTGCCGGTGTTGTAGGCCGTGACCTTCGTGTCCTCGGCGGGCCAGGGCACCGTGTCGCGCCAGCCGCCGCCGGCGCCGCCGGCGAGCTGGGGCAGAGGCAGCGAGGCGGCGAGGACGACGTCGACGCGCTCGGCGGTGACGCTGGTGAAGGTGCCCTGCTGCTGCCCGGGCATGCGCGCGAGCACGTAGGCCTGCACGGCCTGGACGATGATGAGGGGGAGGGTGCGGTCGCCGCCCCTCTTGGTGACCGCCACGTCGTAGCTGGCGGCGCCCTGGGCTGCGGAGTACTCGTAGGCCGCCTCGATGCTGGCGGAGGCGTCCTCGGCCCACTGGACGACCTGCGGCCAGTCGCCGCCGCCTGCGGCGGCGCCGAGGCGCTGCAGGAGTCGCGTGCGGAGCGCGTCGTCGTCGTCGGCGTCGGCGCCGCCGGTCAGCCCCGCCGCGGTGACGACGGCGATGGGGGACAGGGCGCCGATGGCCGCGCTGTCCCAGGTGATGATGGTGCCCGCGGGCTGGTTGGTGCTGGCGCCGGTCGAGATCGCCTGGAGCGAGACGGCGGCGCCGATGGCGTAGGTGCCGGGGGTGGCGACGTACTTGCGGCCGCTGGGGGCGGTGCCGGTCCACCCGCTCGGCAGCGTCACCGTGGCGGTGGCGCCGATGGTCGCAGCGCCGGCGCTGCCTGCCGCGGGGCGGCCGTAGACGCCGAAGACGGCGGCGAGTCGCTTCAGCGGGTCGCCCGTCGCGGTCAGCGGGTCGGCATCCTCGTTCGAGATCTCGCCGTTGGCGATGGCGATGCCCACGCGGCCGGCGAGCTTGTCGATCCGGAAGTAGTCGTCGCTCCCGGGCAGCGTGTTCCGATCGATCCCCAGGCGCAGGTACTCGTACCGGACCGCGCGCAGGAGGGAGTCGCGGATCTCGTCTGGCGTCGGGTAGACGGCGTCGGGCACCGGCAACGTCATCGGATCACCAGGGTTTCGAGCGTGTTGGTGAGGAGGTTGCGGTAGGTGACCTCGCCGTACACACGGTCGCGGCCGGCGTCGGTCACCTTCACGGACAGGTTGGCGATGGCCGGCTCTGGCCCGCGGGCGAGCGGCTCCAGCGCGGCGCGGACCGCCTTCTCACGCGCCGCGACGCCGGTCGCTGTGATGATGGCCGTGCGCGTGTCCGCGTAGGACAGGAGGAGGTAGACGCGGTTGGCGGTTCCATCCATCCCTTCGGGGTTGCCGGCCCCGTCGGTCACGTAGTCGTGCGCGACGGCGTCGATCCGCCGACAGGAGACCGCCGTCGTCGTCGCCTCGGTGGGCGCCGGCGGCGCCCAGCCGCCGAGGAAGCCGGCGCCCAGGGGCATCCCGCCGAGGCCGCTCACGCCAGCACCGACCCGTTGACCACCAGCGCGCCGGGCACCGGCGGCACCGTCGTGATCTGCACGCCCGCCGCGTTGACGGTCAGCGTCGTGGCGCCGAAGGCGAGCACGATCCCGGCGGCCGTCGCAGAGATGGAGCACCCGGTGCCCACGGCGATGCGCGCGCCGGTCTCGTCCACGGTGATGGTGTTGTCGCCCTTGGAGACGGTGACGGCGCCCGCCTCGCCGTCGACGAGCACGCCGACGTCGGTGGAGAGCAACTCGATGGAGTTCGCGGCCTGCCTCAGGAGGAGGGCGGCGTCGCAGTCGCTCAGGATGCGGCGGTCGCCGGGCGCGAGCGTTCCTGCCTGGCCGTCCCAGCGCGTGTCGCGGATGGCCAGCGCCAGGCGCTGGTTACCGTGGGTGAGCATGAGGGCCTGGGCGGCCTGGCCGCCGGCGGTCGGCGCGTTCGGGAGGCCGACGAAGCCATCGCCGCTGCTCCAGACGGTCACGGACGCGGCGTAGCCCCTGCCCGTGGCGATGTCGCCCAGGTTGATGCGAGCCTCCCCGCTGGTGCCGGCGGAGAAGGTGACGTCGACGATGTCGAGTTCCAAGAGACCTAGCCCCTCTTCGGGTCGCCGAGGATGAGCGCGCCGAGCGGAATGAAGTGAAGCCTGGTGCGCTGTCCGGCGTCGCCGTCCTCGTGTCGCGTGAGCTCGCTGAGCCACATTGCTTCGTCGATGCCTCGCCGCTCATGGAAGACGCGCGCCACGGTGTTCACCTGCCAGATGGCCCCGGACCGGGACAGCCAGCCGTCGACCTCGCCCTCGATGCCGAAGGCGGTGGCCGCCCTCATGCCCAGCTCGAAGTGCGCCACGTTCGCCGCTTGCGGGCTGCCGGGCGCGCTCTTGTCCTTGAAGAACTTCGGCTTGTAGGGCGCCCACGGCGAGCGGTACGCGCTCCGCCCCGGCAGCACCGAGGAGGCGGCCACCGCGTGCGGGCGGGCCGCCGCGGCCTGGTCGGGGTCCAGCAGGCGCTGGCCCCTCACCGTGCACTCGCTGAACTGTCCCTCGTTGGTTTCGTGGACCCTGAGGTTGCCGATGAAGTAGTCGGCCTGGGCGAAGGGCCGGGTGGTCCGGACCACCGTGGCGATGGGATCCTGCTCGAAGTCGGGCTCCTCGATGGAGAGGACGCCGTCGGCGCGCAGGCGCAGGCACTGCCCGAGGCGGGTGACGATCCGCGCCACGAACGCGTACACGGTCTCGCCCTCGTGTCCCACGGCGTCCCGGTGTTTCAGGTCGCGCACCGGCGTGAACCGCTGCGGCCGCCCGCCAATGGGCTTGCCGGTCAACGCGCTCACCGAGGCGCGGGTCCCGGCCTCCACGCGGTCGAACCCGTAGGGGCCGAGGGCCCGCAGCACCACGGCGGTGACGTCGACGTCGGCGGGGCTCTGGATGGCGATGTCCGGATCGATGCCGCCCTCGTAGGGCGTGCAGAGCGGCGTGCGGAGCGCGATCGTGAAGGTCACGCCCTCCGCACCGTCGTCGTCGTCGCTCGTGACGATGAGGTAGTCGCCCTGGCTGACCTCGTTGATGAGGACCGTGACCCGCTCGCCCTTGGCGAGAAGGCGGCCATAGCGCGCCCAGTCGCTGCGGACCGGGCGGCTGACAAAGGTGACGTCGTCGAGCGGGTCGGTGAAGGCCTGCCGCAGCGTGATGCTCTGCCAGGTGTCGAGCATGGTGCCGTCGGAGCACCGGAGAGCGACGCGGGCGCGGGCCATGGGTCAGGTAACGAGGAAGTAGGTGACGGGCGTGCCGCGCTCGACGACCGGGCGGCGGAGGAGGTTGAGGTTCAGGCCCATCACCTGCCGCAGCGTGTTGCCGAACCGCCGGGCCACCGCGTCGAGCGTCGTCTGCCGGTCCGCCACGAAGGTGGCGGTGGGGAGCGCGCCGCGGTTGAGGCCGAACCGCATGTTCGCGACCGCGAGGTAGAACGCCACCAGCTTGTCGTAGGCGTCGAACGTGAAGACGGAGCGCCGGCCCTGGAGGGCGTCGATCATGGCCGCGACGTCGCCCAGGAGCGAGGTGAGGAGCGAGATGGCCCGGAGCGTCCCGGCGAAGATGTCCGGCCGGATCGCGTTGAAGATGTTCACCAGGGAGGTGACGGTGACGCCCGGGTCGAAGACCACGCCGTAGCGCGCGGTCAGCACCGCGGACGTCAGGCTCGAGCCGGGGTAGATGCCGAAGGCCGCGGCCGCGGCGTCGGCCGAGGCGGCCAGGCCGGCCACGGGCACCGCGCTGGTGAGGTAGCCGTTGACGTTGAGGTCCGCCGGGTCCTCGACGGTCTCCAGCCAGGAGACGTCGACGATGATGCCGCTCCGGACCGAGGCCTTGAGCTCGAACTTGGCGCCCTCGACCCGGGCGCGCATGGGCCCGAGGACGGGGTGCACCAGGTCGCCGGCGTCGCCATCGAGGAGCTGCGCCTTCCAGGTCTCCCAGTACTCGGGGTAGAGGCGCGGCACGCCTTCCTGCGCCCAGCTCAGCCCGTTGCAGAAGTAGAGGCGGGCGGTCATGGGGAAGGCGCCGCGGCCGGTCGCGTCGTGGAGCTCCCCGGGCACGTATGGCACCCGGCGCGGCGCGAGGTGGTTTTTCCACTCACCCGTCACCAGGTCGTACGGCGGCGCCAGGAGCTGGCGCCACTCGAGGAGCGGCAGCGCGGCGATGATGTCGGCGTCGATGGTCATTTGGTGCCGCCGGCGATGGTGGGGCGCTTGTTGAGCGAGACGGCCGCCGCCTTCAGCTCCGTGGAGGCCGCCTTCTGCTCCGCGGCGGCGCCCCTCAGGGCCGCCATGGCCTCGGCGATGATGCCCTTCGTGCTGGTGTCGCCGGCGTCCACACCGCCCTGCGGCGCGTAGGGGCCCTCGAGGTGCTGGAACTTGTGGCGCTCGGCCCGCTGGGCGTCGGTCTCGCGGAAGTTGGCGGTGTCGGAGGTCGCCCACCAGTCGTTCGAGTCGCTGGCGAGGCGCTTCGCGATCGTGCGCCCCTTCGCCTCCTGGATGGTCTGATTCTTGTCGGGCGCCGCGGCCGCGTACCTCTGGGCGAAGAGGTCGCTGTACATCGACATCACCGTCGGCGAGAGCGGGGCGACCGCGCCCGCGCGCTTTGCCGCGGCGACCTCCTCGATCGCGCGGTTCCGCTTGCTGTAGACCTCGGCGTACTGCTTGCTGTTGGGGTCGAGGCCCTGCATCTGCGCCTCGTACGTCCCAACCTTCTTGAGCGCGGCGGCCTTCTTTTCCTCGGGGGTCCCCCCGTCGATCCATCCGCGCTTCTGCGCGAAGTCGGCGAACGCCTCGAGGCTGGCGCCCGCGCCCGCGAGCGCCGCGGCGAACAGGTCGAGGGCGCCCCGGTTGGTGGCGAACTTGGTGGCCAGGTCGGCGATGGCGGGCGCGAGCGACTCGCCGGCCGCGGCGGTGAGCTGCTCCCAGGCGCCGGTGAGCCGGGCCGAGGTGTCCTCCTGCGCCTGGGCGGCGTCCTTCTGGATCTCGGCCCACTGCGCGCCGGTGGACGCCATGTCCTGCAACATCTTGAGCACGGCGGCGTGGCCAGCCTCCTGCGCGTCCTTGCCGGTCTTCCCCTCCGCCGCGTCCTTGTAGGCCGCCAGCAGCGGGTTGACGCCGCGAATGCCCTGCTTGCCGAAGACCTTGAGGAGCGACTGCTCCTTGCGCTGCATGTTGTTGCCGCCGGCGAGCGTCACGGCGTCGGCGAGGACCTCGTTGATGTCCCGCTTGCCGCCCTTCTTGTCGTAGACCTTGAGGCCGGCGATCTTGCCGCCCTTCTGCACGAGGCCGGAGAAGATGTTCTCGACCGCCGTCGCGGCCGCGCGCGGCCCGCCGGTGCCCTGCCGCGCGATCTGGAGGATGCCGCCGAGCTTGGCGACGGCCTCGGGCCCCTTGCCCAGCCCGAAGGCGGCGCCGGCGCTGGCCAGGCGCTGGAACTGCGCCGCGAGGTCCTTGAGCGTCATCGCGCCGCCCTTGCCCTGGAAGGCGAGGCCCGCGAGGACGGCCCGCATGTCCTCCGTCTTCTTGACGTCGAACTTGGAACCGAGGCTCGCGGCCGCGGTGGCGACGTCGACGACGGAGGCGCCGGTCGCGCTCGCCACCGTGGCGAAGGTCTCCATGGACGACCGCGCGGTGTTCAGGTCGCCGGTCAGGTCGACGTACGCCTGGGTGGCCTTGCCGATGTCGGCCGCCTGCTGCCCCGGGTTGGCGATGGCCGTCGCCTCGAATTCTTTGCGGAGCGTCGTGGGATCGACCCCGCCGGCTCCCGCGGCGCGCGCGTTGATGGAGACGCGGTTCGCGATGGCCTGGGTTGACAGCGACGAACGGACCAGCCCGCCGGCCATGTCGATGCCGCTCCCGATGAGCGACGTGGCGCCCCCGAGGATGCTGGTGCCCACCGAGGCGACGGCGCCGCCGATGGCGGACAGGCGCCGGCGCGTCGTTCGCTGCCGTGCGGCGTCTTCGCGCTGGATCTCCCGCTCGATGGCCCGCGTGCTGGTGCGTACGATGCCGAGGCGCTGATCCCACTCGCGGCGCGCGATCATGCCGCGCTTCTCCGCGGCACGTTGCTCGACCGACATGAGGCGCTCGGCCGAGGCGCGCGCGAAGCGGACCATCGGCGCCTCGCCGCCCCCGCCGCCAGGGGTGCGGTAGGGTCCGCCCGCGCCGGCGCTGGCGCCGAGGTCCCCGCCGCCTCCCCGAGGCCGGCGGGGGGCCCGCAGGCGTCCGGCCCGGTCGACCTCGCGCATGGCCGCCGCGGAGGCCTTCGCCGCCCCCTCGATGGACCGGAAGGTGTCAACGACCTCCCGCCCGCCGGTGGAGACGAACTGGTAGCGAATTTCCGGCACGGCGCGCTGGTGGGGCTAGAGAACGCGCGCCGTCGCGGCGACGCCGTCGAAGAGGTATTCCAGCTCCTCGCCAGCCGTCGCGGCGAGCTCGTCGAGCCGCATTAGGCCGCGGTCGTTGACGTAGCTGGCGTAGGAGGTGTCGGCCTGCAGGGTGACGACGTCGGTGTCGCCCACCGACATGACCTCGCTGGCCTGGGTCGACGCTTCGAGGTCGCCCGTCCGGTTCTGGTACCCGTGCGTCTGGCGCTCCTCGCGCGCAGCAGACGCGACGGTGCGCTGCATCTGGGTGACCGCGCGCTCGTAGGTCCGCTCGAAGCGGGTCGCGGACCCGGGGATGGTGCCGAGGTCGACGGGCATGGCTCAGTCCGTCGCCGGCGGCGCATCGTCCGTCGCCGGCAGCGCCTCGTCCGGGGTCGGCTCCGACGGTGCGCCCGCGGATTCCTTCTCCGCGAGCAGCGCTTCCACGGCGCGTTGGCCTTCGCGGTACTTGTCGGCGAGCATCACGAACGCGTGCGTGAGGTGCACGCGGGAGAACCGCGCCAGCGCCAGCTCGGGCAGGTCGTCGCTCAGGTGATCGGTGCACAGCTGGGCGAGCGCGTCGATCGTCTCGTCGCCCAGGTCGAGCTTGCCGCTGGGCGAGGCCTCGGCGCGCACCTCGAGGTAAGCGTTCATGAGGTAGGCGATCTGATCCGTGGTCAGGTTGCGCCGCATCCACTGCGGCCCGGGGAAGGCCGATGAGGTGATGGAGCCCTGGCCGTCCGGCCGCGGCTTCGTCTTCAGCTTCCAGCCGCGCGGCGCGACGGCCTCCGCGGCCATGCACACGCGGTAGAGCGCCTCGATGTTCTTGGCGTCGCCGAGGAGGTCGCTGTCGCTTCGGGCGGCCATTTCCGCGGAGCCAGCGACCTTCGCCTCCTCCGCGGCGTAGCGGTGGGCGGCGATGATGGCGGCGTCCTCGTCGCTCTTCACGGCGACGCGGAACGCGACGGCGCCGATGGGCTTGCGGCCGGGCCCGAAGAAGTCGTCGAGGGGGACGCACCGGACGTGGCGGCCCTCCGCCTCGATCGCGAGCGCGAGCGCGCTCCTTTCCTCGCCGCCGACCACCGCCAAGCCTTTCGCCGTCATTTCCGGATCCTTTCGACCGCTGTCCGCGCGGCCCTCCACACCATCCAGTGCCCGTCGAGCAGCTCGACGACGGGGCAGCCCCAGTACCGATCCAGGCGCGGCACCACCCCGCCGCCGGGCGTCATGTCGACGCAGGAGGCCAGCGCGACGGCGTCGGCCACGTTGCTCGGATGGGCTGCGCCGCGCTCCAGGACCCGTGCCCAGGCCTCCACGTCGCTCCGCGCATAGGTCGGGGCGATGCGCCAGAGTGCGGCGCCGACATCGGCCACCAGGGAGGCCAGCGCCGCGCCGTCGAGTGCGCCTACCTCGTCCGGTGAGGCGAAGGCGGGCCCGTCGCCCAGGCGGAGCACGCGCCAGAGAATCTGGCGCTGGAGAAGCGACGGCCGCAGCTCCTCCACCTCCTCGCTGGCGGCCGCGTCCTCGGCGGCCCACTCCTCGCGCGCAGGGACGGCGCGCGCCGTGAGGCGGTGGCCCGCGACCAGGCGCGGAAGGGGCCGCTCCGGACGTCGAGCCGCCAGCGCGCGAAAGAGCCGCTCGGGCGGCTCATCGCCCGGCGGCGCCGCCGCTCGCAGCTCCACGGGCCTCTCCGATCACTCGAAGGGGCTGAAGGGGGCGCGTCCGACGATGGTCACGTCCTGCTCGGTGGCCTTGCCGACGGCGCCGGAGATCTTCACCGGCCCGATGCACCAGGCCTCCTCGAGGAGGATGGACTCGCCGGAGCCGCCGAGCTGGAACTCGAACTCGAACGGGATCGACTGCACCAGCGCCTTGGCGAAGTTGTACTCCTGCCCCGAGATGGGCACCGCGTTCTTGATGGTGACCATCACCACCGGGCTCCCCGGGGTGATGCCCGAGAAGCCGCGGGGGATGGTCTTCACCTGGGCGATGTCGCTCTCGAAGGTGACGTCGGCTTCGATGTTCTCGCCGAGCAGCTCGCCGTTGGTCTTGACGAAGGGAAGGTCGTAGAGGGACATGGGGATCCGTTCTCGCGAAGGTCAGTACGCGGGGCCGCCCTGGAGGATGAGGAAGTCGTCCTTGTTGTCGTGGCGGACGGGTTCCCAGTTCACGCTGACGCCGATGCCGTCGGCTCGCTGCTCGACGTAGACCGAGTCCCGCATCCGCTGCACGGCGGCCGGGTCCGGGTCCAGGATCGGCATGTTGTCGAAGGGCGACGCCGAGGAGGTCAGGACGTCGATGGCGCTGTTGACCAGTCGCTTCATGCCGCCCGGCGTGTTGAAGCCCTTCATGGGGCGGGCGCCGGGGCGCGGGTCGCCGGCGATGTTCGGCTGGCGGGTGGTGCTCCAGCGCTGGTAGAGGTACTCCCAGGCCGCGTCCTCGGCCGAGGGGATGTGGCTCTCCCGGGCCCGGTAGTCCTTGTTGGCCGTGCCGGGGAGGACGCTGTAGCTGGTGATGCCTCGGTCGAGGTTCGGCCCGCCCAGGGGCGTGAAGCAGATGGGGGTCACGCCGTTGTTGAGGTCCGCCGTGACTTCGGTGGACGACGGGCGCTTGGTCTTGTCGTAGGGGTCGGGGATGGCGAACGGCGTCCCGTCGCCGTTCGCGTACCCGGTGAGCGAGGCGGCGGGATAGGCTTGCTCCTTCAGCCACCGCACGCCGGCCATGTGCGCAGCGACCATGGCGGACGTCCAGTCGTTGGCCTGGACGCGGTAGAAGCCTGCCCGCACGAGGTTGGCGGCGCTCGACGTGGCCACCGCCGTCCCCTGAGACTGGGTGCAGTCGAGCCCGAAGATGACCTGCTGGTCCTTCCCCACCGCGGGCGCCGCCTGGTCGCGGATGAACTGGCAGTACTGGCCCACGCCGCCGTCGGTGGCGGTCACCCCGCTCACCGCGGTGCAGGCGGGCGCGTGGTAGTAGATCGACGTGGTCCCGAGCGCGGCGAGCGCGTTGGTGTAGTCGTCCGCCCCGGTGCCCGCAGTGACCGAGCCCTTGGAGACCGTGGTGCCGACGTTGACCGCATAGTAGACGCGGAGGGCGTTGAGCAGCTGCGCGCTGCGCGGGCCCAGGTTCGCGGTGGTGATGGTGGCCACCCCGTTGCTGACGGATCCGGAGAACGGCAGATCCGGGTCGGCGTTGACCTTCGCGTTGAACGCGGCCGCCTGCGCGTTGGCGCTGTCGCCGCTGGCGATGCCCACCTCGAGCCTCCGACCGCCCCAGTCGATCCGCAGGGTCGAGGACCCGGTGGCTGCCGTGGCGAAGGTGAAGGTGACGGTCGAGGCCGCGGCGGTGCCGTTCTCGGCCACCGCCACCGCGTAGACGGTCGCCCTCGGCGCCACCATGCGCAGAGCGCGGTACTGGTGGGCGATCTCGGACCGGCGCCCGAAGCGCACAAAGCAGTCATTGATGTCCTGGATCGGCTCGCCGAGCGTCTCGACCGGCTCGCTGCCTGCCGCGGTCTTGTTGGCGACGAGCACGATGGCGCGGCCGGGGGAGCCGGTGCCGGACTCGCCCTGGGCGTAGCGGAACTCGCGGGCGATGCGCGCCTTGGGATCGTCGGCCGGGATGCCGAGGAGAGAGAGTGCCATGGATCAGGGCTCCGGGGTGGAGGCGGAAGGGGCGGGGAGGAGCGCGGCGCGCGCCGCCTCGTGGTTCTTGGCCACCGTCTGGCCGCGAAGAGCGAGGTGACCCGCGGCGATGGCCTTGCGCAGGTCCTGGTGTTCGAGCACCACCTGCTGCTCGGGCTCGTAGTGCTCGAGCACGTGGTCGGGGTCGAGGGCAGGCGCGGACCGCAGGCGCCAGCCGATGTAGCGGGCCGGGTTGGCGGCGGGGTTGTGGGGGTCGACGACGGGGTGGCCGTCGACGCCTTCGACGAGGAGGAAGCGCTGGGAGGGCATCAGAATCTCCGGGCGGGAGGGCGCGGAAGGGGGGTCAGAGCATCAGGCCCGAGCTGCGGGGCTGCCAGTCGGTGCCGTCGAAGTAGGCGCGAGCGAAGGAGCGCGCCGACGGGGGCATCGTCACCAGCGTGCCGGCGCCGGGGCCGCCGTTCGCCACCCCGTAGCTGTAGGCGCCCGTGTCGAGGCGCGAGATCTCGATGGTGTCGCCGGCGGAGGCGTTGATGGGGGAGAGCGTCGCGACCGCGTCGCCGGTGAGCGTTCCCGCGGGCAGCGTGCGCCAGGCACCCTGGCCGAGCGTGATCGTCACGTCGCCGGCGGGGAGGGGGGCGCCCGCGTCGGGCGCACGGACGAGGAGCCAGGCGCCGGCGAACCCGCCCACGGTGGGGGTGAGGACTGCCCGGCCGTCGTCGACGAGCGGGGAGCCCCGCAGCCAGCGGTAGACGCGCCCCGTCTCCAGCACGAAGACGTAGCGCTCCGCCCACGGGCCAGGCGTCGCGCGCAGCTCGGCGACCGTCGAGACGACGAAGATCGAGCGGGGGAGGGGCATGGTCAGGTCGTGGGGAGCAGGCGCGTGGGAAGGATGAGCGGATCGAGCGGGTCGGGCCCGCCCAGCGCCGGCGTGAAGTAGACATCGCCCACGTCGGCAGGTACCGGCCCGGGCGCCTGGACCCGCTCGCAGACCTGGAGCGTGGCCATCACCGCCGGGAAGGCGCGGACCGCGGGCTGGTCACTGGCCTGCGCAGCGCCGATCGTCGACGGCACGGGGGAGAGCATCCCCTGGTCGCATGCCGTGAGCAGGATGCCGCGGCCGGACAGGCCCAGCGAGACGGCGATGGGGACGCCCGTCGGGCCGCCCTGGTAGCTGTAGGCGGGGTGAGCGCGCCGCGAGATGGCGCGCTCGATGCTCTTGATGACCGCGTTGCGCAAGCCGGAGCGGTCGACCAAGGCGCCGGGGAGGAGGAGCTCGTCGAACAGCCAGACGAGGCCGATGTCGCGCTCCTCGGCGTCGTACACCAGCGTTTGCTCGCTCATGCGGCCCCGCCCGCCCCACACGTAGAGCGCCGGAAAGGGATTGGCCGCGCCGTCCCCGCGCCCTCGGGTGAAGAGGGCGCCGGGCTGGAGTGGGTTCCAGAGGAAGACGTTGCCGGCTGGTACCGCGTCGGCCGACGTCCCCGACAGGTTCGCCAGCTTCGCGTTGAGGTCGAACCGGATGCAAAAGCGCAGGTAATCGGCCAGTCCTGACACCGTGGGATCGTCGACGGCGCTGTCGGGCGCGCCCGGCGCGAGGGGGAGCGTCAGGGGGCCGACGTTCGAGGACGCGCTGGGCATCAGAAGGGCACTTTCCGGTCCAGGGCCTTTAGCTTCACCGTGAAGTGCAGCGGGCTCGATGTATCCAGGCTGCGCGGTGCCACCGTGTACGCACGCGGGACGCCGTCGGGGAAGGTGACCAGGTAGTAGTACTCAACGCCGGCGGCGTCCCCGGGGGCTAGCTGCGCGGGCGTGAAGCCGCGCGGCGCGGCGGCGGCGTCGAACGGGGTGAGCGGCCCGACGACGATCTCGGGGTCGCCGGCGAGGCCCTTCACGTGCGGTTGCAGCATCTGGCCGGTGCCCGGGTCGGGCGCGCCGAGTACAAGGTCCACGTCGGTCGGCGTGCCCGTCTGGGGCCTGCCGCTTGACCAGGTCCTCGTCCGCACCACGACGCGCACCTGGTGCATGCCGAGGGCGGGCGCGATGCCTCTGGCCGCGGCGAGGGCGGCGAGGGCGGCCTGGCGGACGTTCACGCGCCCCTAGGCCAGGCGAGGCGCGCCGTCAGGTCGTGCAACCACCTCGCGCCCGGCGCGTTGCTGGTGACGAAGAGCATCGGGTGCGCGATGCAGTGGTGCACGAATCTCGCGACGGTCTTCATGGTCAGTACGCCTCCAGCGCGGTGGTGGGCCCCTGCTGCTGGCCCACGGGGGCGACGCGGACGAGCCGGGAGATCTGCCCGACGATGGTCTGGTACTGGGTCCACACGCTCTTGAGGACGGCGGTGGGCCCGAACCACTCGATTTCGCCTTTGTCCACCTGCTTGAGGCCGGCCGTGGCGGTGATGGTCGGGCTCAGGAGGGCCGCGTGGACCCGGTCGGCCTGGTGGAGGAGGTACCGGAGCCGCGAGGTGCCCGTCTCGACGGCGATGGGGTAGCCGGTAGCGGCGTGCGAGAGGGCGAAGCGGGTGGTGAACGTCGCGCCCGAGACGGCCTTGACCACCACGGCCTCGGTGTCGTCGCCGTTGTCCACCAGCAGGCGGACGTTGGGCGCGATGCCGGTCATGTCGAGGGGGGTGACCACGACGATGACCGGGCCGGCCGAGGCGTCCACCACCGTCGTCGCGCTCGTCTCCGGCCCGGTGGACAGGTAGAGCGCGATGACGTTGGTGAACAGCTCCATGAAGCCGTCGGGGGTCCACGGGTAGGCGCCGACCTGCAAATTCCCGTAGCCGAGGTGGAAGCGGAGCAGCTCCACCTCGGCGGGGGTCAAAACGGCGGCCATGGGTCCGAGCAGCTCCGGCGGCGGTCAGCGCTGCGAGCCGGCCTGGAGGTAGCGGTAGGCGAGGGTGGCGCTCGAGCTGGTCACCGTGCCGGTGCCCTGCAGGCTCGCCCGGAAGAACTTGAACCCCGCCAGCGACGGCAGGGCGTAGCAGCGCTCGGCGCTGGCGGTGATGGTCTCGGTGAGCAGGGCGAGGCCGGCGCTGACCGGCTTCCAGGTCACGCCGTCGACGCTCGCGTAGAAGCGCACGATGACGTTGGTGAGCAAGCCGATCGTGAAGCTCAGATCGACGGTGACGCGCGAGGCGTAGGCGGCGTTGAGGTCGAGGCTGGCGCCGGCGACCTCCGCGGTGGTGAGGATGGCCGCGGCGCGCGCGACCAGGGCTTTGTTGGGGCCGGAGGCTGCCATGTTGGAGGGGTCTCCCGGAGCGGGTGGGGTGGGTGGCGGCCTCGATCAGGCCTGGAACAGGAAGCGCTGGACGCCGCGCGAGTCGAGCGTCTGAAAGGCCTGCAGGGCGCGCCAGATGACCTTGACGTTCTTCTGGAAGTCGGTGTCCGCCGTGGTGTACATCGTCGGGCCCTCGGCCTCGCCGAAGCCGACGGCCTCGGGGCTGATGAGCAGGCCCTCGTAGACGGTCGCGCCGGTGGGCACGGCGTTGCCGTCGTTGGGCACCGTGTCGCCGGCGGCGTAGACCTTGAGCGTGGTGGACTCGAAGATGTCCACGTCCTCCACCGTCGACAGGTAGCGGAAGAGGATGTTGCGCTCGACGGCGGCCGGGCCCGCGGCCATCTGCCGGTAGGCCGAGTCTTGGATCATCTGGGTGTTCCAGGCCGTCGGCACGATGGCCATGTACCTCCCGTTCGCGAACGGCTTGCGCTCGCGGTCCGAGACCGCCTTGCGGGCCTGGAGCACCAGGTCGAGGTTGGTGTAGTGCCCGGCGCCGGCGGTCATCTGCAGCACGCTGGCGACGCCGTCGGCGTAGGTGATGTTCGCGGTCGCGCGGAAGCGGTCGCGGATGACGGCGTCGAGCCAGGCGACGTAGTCGTAGCTGAGGTGATTGCTCACCTCCTGCGCGAGGTTGTCGGCGCTGCGGCGGTACCGCGCGTCGAACTGGTTGATCTGGTAGGGGCCGACGGCGCCGGCGCCGCCGTTGCCCTTCGGATCCCAGGGCCCCTCGTACTGGTCGAGCACGACGGGCACCTCCTCCATGGTGATGGACTGGCCCGCGAGCGAGGTGGGGACGCTCGGGTTGACGCGGCGCGAGGCCTCGGTGAGCCCGCCGGTGCTGTAGACCGGGCGGCGCATCTTGACCGTGTCGCCCTCGCCCAGGCCGAAGCCGTTGACGAACTGCACCATGCCGGGGAAGGCGTCCGCCGTGCGCGCGAAGGTGTCGAGCGTCGCGGGGACGGGGGCGCCGGGGCCCGCCATCATCTTGACGAACTCGGTCGCCGTGCCGGCGCCCTCGGCGATCGCCGCCGTGCGCATCGCCGCGGACAGGGCCGCCATGGCGAAGAAGAACTGCGGGGTGGGCTGCGGCAGGCGCATGCCCGCGCGGACCGACTCGACGAACTGCTGCGGAAGGGATTGAAGACCGACGAAATTGGCGTTCGGGGCCATGGTGCTCCGGTGGGGTGGGGTGGCGAGGCCGCCGAGGGCCGCCTCGAGGTGGCTGGGTCACCAGCTCGGGAACGCCGAGCCGTCGAAGATGTGGGGGCGGCCGCCGCGTGGGCGGCCGGAGGTCAGGCCGGGCGCGAGGCCTCGATGGCGGCCTTGTGGGTCTGGTAGAAGATGTCGGCGCCGAGGCCGCCCTTGGCGGCGAGCTTCTGCCACTGCCCGAACGGGGTATCGCCGCCCGGCCGGGGCGCGCCGGGCGCCGCGGCGGTGCTCGCCGGCGCGGCCGGCAGCGCGGCCGCGGCCGGGGCGCCCGGGGCGCCGAGGTCGCGGATGAGCTGGATGGTGCGCAGCACCTCCGACGGCGCCGTGCCGGCCGGCGCGAACTTCTCCAGGTGGGCGCGTTGCGCGTCCGTCATCGTGGCTTTCAGCGCCTCGATGGCGGTGCCCAGCGTCGCGCTGGCAGCGGTGCCCGCGGCCGCGGCCGCGCGCGCCTCCTCCAGCTCCTTCGCGGTGCGCTGCTCGGCGGTGAGCTTGGCGTCCCGGTGGGTCTTCAGCTCGTCGAGGGCCTTGCCGAGGTCCTCGTCCTTGTCGAAGCCGTGCTTCTTGAGCAGGGTGGCGCGGGCCGCGGCGCGCTCGTCCTCCAGGCGCTTCTTCTGCGCGGCGTCGGCGTCGGCCGCGGCGCCCCCGCCGGCGGGCGGGGCAGCGGGGGTGGCGGGGACCGCGGGCACCCCGCCCGCCGGCGGGGCGACACCCGGCGGGGTGCCAGCGGGTGTCGCCGGGGCCGGCCCGGTCCCGGAGGGACCGTCGCCGGCGGCGGCGATGAGAAGCAGCGGAGCGATGCAGGACAGCAGGCGCATGGAGATCTTCCTTCGGGCTCGGGGCGGAGCGCGGGGCTGGAGCGGCGGTCAGCTCTCGGTGAAGGTCACCAGGAAGCCCATCGGCGACATGGACGCGGGGAGCGCCGTGGCGTCGGGGTACTCGGTGGCCAGGTCGAGCACGCCGGCGGCGCCCTCGGTGACGTGGAAGGTCACGTCGGAGCCGCTGACGGCGACGGTGGTCGCGCCGAGCAGCTTGCCGGCGTTGAGGCCGTCGAAGGCCGGCTGCCAGAGCACGGCGTCGACGATGGTCACGGTCTTGCCGTTGCGGCGGCCGGCGGAGATGGCGGCGTCGACGGCGCTCGCCTTGGAGCCGTTGGCCTGGGCGTAGGTGCCCGAGACGGTGACGAGGACGAGTTCGGCCTGGAGGCCGGTCTCGTCCCGGTCGGGCTTGACGTTGCAGGTGCTGAGGATGGCGGCGGGGGTGATGGCCATGGGGTCTCCGTGGAGGGATCAGGGATCGGTGGCGGCGCGGCGTGTCAGCCCGCGGCCGGGGTCTCGGTGGGCGCGGGCTTCTCGTCGGTCTCGTCGGCCGGCGCATCGGCCGCGGGGGGCTGCTCGGGCTGCTCGAGCTGCTCAGGCGCCGCGTCGACGGGCGCGTCCTTGTCCGCCGCCTTGTCGGCCTTCTTGGGCCGCTCGACGGCGCTGGCGCCGCGGCCGCCTCGGCGCTCCTCGGGCTCCGGGCGCGCGCCGCTCGGGCGGCCGGGCTCGCGGCCCGGCGTGGGCAGGCGGGCCAGGGCCTGGTCGATCGCGGCGGTGGCGCCGAGCACGGAGCTGGCCGCGGCGGCCGCCTTGGTGAGCACCTGCGGCGTGGGCGGCCCGCCGTGGTGGGCGAGCACCATCGCGGCGGCGCCCTCGGCGAGCTCGTGGCGCTTCGTGTCGCCGTGGGCCGGGGCGGCGCCGCCGGCGTCGATGGAGATGCCGGGCGCGCACGTGCGCGCGCCGCTCTTGTCGCAGAAGTAGGGCATGGGCTACTCGGTCTCGGTCTCGGCCGCGGGCGGCTGTTGCTGCGCGCCCGGGGCAGGGCGCTTGGGGGTGGCAGGGGTGGCAAAGGTTGCAGAAGTGAAAGCAGGGGCCGCCGCCTCGTCTTCCTCCTCGTCCGCGGCCAGGGCCTCGGCGAAGGGCCGGAGGGCCGGAAGCCAGCTCGCGGCGAGCTGCAGGGCGCTGGCTGGGCCGGACGGGGCCGGGAGCACCGCCAGCATCTTGCGGGCGACCTCCTCGGCCGCGTGGGCGGCCTGGTCGGCGTCGTTGTGCTCGACCTCGCCGTCGGCGCCGACGGCGCACTCGATCGCCTCGTGAAGCGCGGTCGCCGCCAGGTCGGCCGGGTTCTCGGCGAGACGCCGGTCGATCCACAGCTCGCCGTCGGGGATGTAGACGTAGAACGAGGGGTTGCCGGAGTCGGCGAAGCAGGTGTCCAGCGCCCGGACGGCGGCGCCGTCGACGGCGTAGACCGTGTGGGCGTCGAGCTCGCCGAGGCGCACCCGGCCCAGCTTGGCCAGGAACGCGGGGGGCAGGACGATGCGGCGCGCGTCGTCGCGCACCTTCATGTGGAGGGGGCTCATGTGGCCGCCGTCGTCGCGCCCGCCGGCGCGCGGCCGCCGGTCGCTCTCCGGAGCGTCTTCGTCGTCATCGGTGTCGCCCTCGCCGAAGGCGGCCGCCACGTTGCGGCGCGCCGTCGCGTCCTTGATGAGCTTGCCGTCCCTGGCCTTGCAGGTGGCGTCGACGAGCTCGCCAACCTCGGCGCTCGTCGGGGAGAAGTAGCCGCCCCAGCTCGGGAGCATTTTCGGCGGCACCCAGAGCGTCACGCCCTCGAACGCCACCAGGAAGCGGCTGCAGAGCTTGGCGACGGCGCCGGCCTGCGGCACCAGAATGCCGCGGCCGCCGAGGGCCACGGTGATGCGCAGGACCATCGACAGAAGGCGCGCGAGGCCGGTGCTCCACCAGCAGTCGCGCAGCTCGTCGACGAGCGCCAACAGGGGCGCGTACATCATCGCCAGCGCCTTCGCGCTCAGCTCGCCCTTGCCCGCGACCGTCATCGGGTCGAGAAGGACGACGTCGATGGCCTCCAGGATGCGGGCGCGCACGTCGAGCACGTGCTTGGAGGCGACCTCGAAGGCCACCCCGGTCGTCTCGATGATGCCCGGCTTGGCGTCGGAGCTGCGGTAGCTCCAGATCTGGTCGGGCGCCGTCTTGCGCGCGGCGCCGCCGGCGGCCTTCTGGTAGGGGTCCTTAGCGGCGGCCCGGGCGTCCGTCGTGGTCTTCGCGGCCCGCTCGGTGCGGGCGACGGCGCCGGGCTGCTCGTCCTCGCCGACGCCGGTCTCGTAGGCCTGCGGCGTGCCGAAGTAGACGATGCCGCGGTGGCGCTGGCTGAGCGCAAAGTTGAGCGCGTCGAATTCGTCCTCCAGCCCCTCGAACAGGGCCATCCCGTCGATGTCCTGGCAGTCCTCCGCGGGGAGGTTGCGGATCCAGAGGACGGGGCAGAAGCCGAGCTTATGCGGCGTGGTGCGGGTCTCGTCCCGCACCCACTCGACCGCCTTGCCGGGGACGACCAGCGCGTCCTGGTAGAAGACGATCTCCGTCTCGGTGTAGTCGCGCCGGAAGAGGTGCGTTTCGGTGACGATGGCCTGGCCGCGCTCGACCTCCTTTTCGAAGGCGTAGCACCAGACCATGGAGGCGACGTCGCCCTCCGGGTCGTCGTCGATGAACCGCGGGAAGCAGTCCTGCGGCCGCGGCATGTCCACCGTGAAGCGCCCGCGCCGGACGCCGAGGACCGCCACGGCCGTGCGCTGCGAGAGGCCGACCCGGAGGAGCCGGCGCATCGCGCTCTTGAGCCGCGCGGACTCGATGACGTTGGCCAGGTACTTCGTGAGGACCTTGCCCTCGTCCCCGCTCACCGTGGTGGTGGCGTCGTCGCTGTCGGTCTCGGGGACAGCGATCTGCGGGAACCGGCCCTCACCGAAGGTGAAGCGGGTGGCCTGGTTGCAGGCCGCCTTGGGCAACGGGTAGACGATGCAGGGCTTCCGTTCGCGGAGCGGCACCACCTCGCCGCCCTTGCCTTTGCCGGTGAACCAGTCGGGCCGCCCGTCGTACTGCGTGCCCAGGTAGTAGTGCCGGAGGCGCGCGATCTCCTGGGACCGGCGCGTCGCGGCGATGCGCTCGGGCGCGCCGAAGTAGTCCGGCGCGACGCCCGGCGCGAGGGCGGAGGCGTTCATCGGCGGTCCTCGTGGTGCGCGTCGTTGCGCCCGCCGCGGCGGCGGCCGCCGAAGAAGTGCGTGTAGACGGCGTACCGGAGCGCGTCGAGGCAGTGGTCGTTGCTCTTCACAGGCCTGTCCTCGTACTCGCCCTCGATCCGTGTCGTCGCCCAGCGGTAGCCCTGGAACTCCCCGACTGTGATCGGGCAGGTGTCCAGCACGTGGAGCCGCGGCGCCTCCAGCAAGACGTCGTCGAAGTGCACGAAGCCCTGCAGGGCGCTCACGCCGAGGCTCACCCGGTTGTCGCCCGGTACCACCAGGGCGCGGTTGTCGACCTGGGCGAGCACGCGCTGCAGCTGCAGCAGGTAGCCCGCGGTCTCGGCCTCCGTCTCCTCGGCCTCGCCGCCGGCGGGGTCGCAGTACCACCGCGTCGGCCACCATTGCCGCTGGATTTGCCGGGCGATGCCCCACCAGCCGGCCCGGTCGCCCGAGCGGTCGGCGTAGGCCATGCCCGCGTGGGAGTGCTCCTCCAGGAGCCACACCCGGGGCATCTCGCAGGCCTCGTAGTCCTCGGTCTCGGGGACCCAGATCCGGTCGATGCCGAGCACCAGCATGGCGCCGCGCTTGGCGGTGCCCCAGTCGACACCGCAGATGACCTCGTCCAGGTCCTCTCGCTTCGGGACCTTGGCGGCCGACACGATGTGCCGGTCGTCGTTCCACTCGTCGTAGACCAGACCCTCGGGCGCGTTGAACGTCGCGAGGTACTCCTGGGCGAAGGCGCGCTTGGGGCGGGTGCGCCGGGCGCGCTCGATCTCGGCCCGGTCGATGATGCCGGCCTCGAGGGACGTGACCTGGATGGACTCGTAATCCGGGTCGCGGATGTCGGCCGGGCTCGCCGCCTGCCCCTTCCGGAACTCCCGGTACAGCCGTCCGCGGCCCTTGGGTGTGCCCAACTGGACGAGCCGACCGCGGTTGTCGGCGAGGGCCGGCCACACGCACTCGTCGAAGACGTCGTCCGTGAAGCGCGGGTCGTCGCTCTCGTCGGTGATGAAGAGCTTGAAGCCGTCGCCGCGCACCCGCTCCGCGGCCTCGGCCGAGTAGAGCATGAGGCGGCAGCCCGTCCGGAACTCGATGAAGAGGTCCGAGGCGTTGGGCCGGCCGTTGATGAAGTGCTTGGCCGCGGGGTCGCGCAGGTCTTCCATGAGCGGTCTCCACAGCAGGCGCTTGGCCTGGCCGAGGGTCGGGGCCATGTAGCCCACGTCGCCCGGGCCCGGGTCGAGCGCGGCCGCGATGGCCAGCGCCCGCGTGGAGACGGTCTTGCCCGAGCGCCTCGCGGCCACGGCCACCAGGTGGCGGGTCTGGCGCGTCAGGAGCCAGGACTGGAACCAGGTGAGCCTGCTGCCGGGGCGCCTTCTGGCGGGCTTGAACTGCCAGACGACGGACATAGCGGAGGGGCCTCGGGGCGCTCGGGGGAGGCGAGGTCGACCCGGAAGACGGGCGGGGCCTCGGGGCGCTCGGGGACGGCCGAGGGCCGGGCGACGCCGGCGAGCTCGCCGTACGTCTTCACCAGCTGGGCGAGGCCGGAAAGGGCGCGGGGGTCGCCGGGCTCCTCCACCTGCATCTCCCCGTCGGCCACGAGCCGCGGCCGGATCATGTTGAGGGCGTGGTTCAGGCCCTCGTCCAGCGCCGCGGCGAGCCGGGTCCGGACGTAGTCGGCCTCGCCGACAGCCTTCACGCGGCGGGAGGCCTCGGCGGCGACGTGGTCGAGGGTGCCGGGGGACAGCCCCCAGGCGAGGGCCAGCTCTCGGCCGGTCTTGCCGGTCTCCCAGCGGTTGCTGGCCATGATGCCCATGACCCACCGGACCCGCTCCTCGCGCGTCCTCGGCGCCTGGGCGGGGTCCAGGAGCGCCGGCGGCGGCTCGTCCCGTTCCGGGGGAGGAGGCGCCGGCGCGGGCGGTGGCGCGCCAGCTGGAGGCGCTGGCGCGGGATGCTGAGGTGGCGCGCCAAGGGCGGCCGGCGGGGCGCTGCCCTCGGGCGGCGCCGGCGGGGGCCCGGGCGACGGCGCGGTGATGGCGTGGGCCGCGTGCCGCGCGATCGAGTCTTTCGACGTGCCGGCGAAGCGACGCGCGATCGAGCGGTTCGACTCGCCCCGGCGGAGCGCGTCGTCGATCTCGTCCTGGTCAGCGCGGCCGCAGACGGTGCAGGGCCGGCTCATGGGTCAGGGGCCTCCAGCCACCGGGCGCTCGTCTGGACGCGCGTTGAGGATGACGCACGATCCGGTGCCAGGTGGTTGCAATCGTCATGGAACAAAACCCTTCAAATCGGCTGCCGCCGCGATGGCCAGGCTCACTCGGTGTCAGGTCGGGTCAGGCGGCCGCCCTGCGGACGCCTGGCAGGCAGGCACCCGAGGGCCGCGGCGCCAGCCACGCCCGCGCCCAGAACTCCAGGTCCTCGCGCACCACGTAGGCACGCCCGTTCGGGTAGATCTGCACGGGCAGACGCGGCCGGCGTGGGTGGCCGTGCCGCGCGTAGCGCTTGGCCGTCGAGACGCTGACGGACTGGCGGATCGCGACACCCGCTGCGTGCGCGATCGCCTCGTAGCCGACGATGCGGCCGTCCGCCGGCGTCACGACGCGCCCCCGATCCCCGCGAAGGGGTCGACCCTCGGCGAGCTCGCCCTCGAGGCGGGCGTCCGCCGCGGGCCCGACCTGGGCGGGATGAGACCGCGGTCCTCCAGCTGCAGGGCGATGGCGTGGCGCGCCGCCTTCAATACCAGGCGCGCCTCCCGCTCGGTGCGCGGCGCGCCCTCCAGGCCCTGCACGCGCCGGACGGCCTCGCGGGGGTGCACGTACTCGACGGCGTCCCGCGAGATGACCTGCACGCCGTTCTTGGTGGAGGCCTTCGCCGACGCGAAGGCCTCGCCGGCGTCGACCAGGCGGACGAGCTCGCGCTCCGCCGGGGTCAGGGGGCGGCCGGGCTCCCGGAGGATCCGGCCGCCTTCGCACCGCGTGCGCACCCCGATGCGGGCGGCGTCGATCGCGTCCTGCGCGTCGAAGCTTTCGAGCGCCGGGCTCCGGGAACCCGCCGACGCGCGCGTCGGCCGTACCGCGATGCGGCCAAACTGGACGCCCCGGGGCAGGCGGTGGGTCGCGATGGCGCCGCCGGGCAGGGACGACGCGTGCCGCTCGTCCGTGGTGCCGAAGGCCGCGGCGAGGGCATGGCGGTATCCGCCGAACGGCTCCGCGCGGTACCCCCGGACCTTGGTGATCTCGTCGCCGCGGCCGCCGCGGCGCAGGCGGGCGTTGTCCAGCTCGATGGCCAGCCAGGACAGCAGCGTGATCCAGGTCTCGCGCATGGCGGTCACCGTCGTGGCCGGCGCCGTCGACGGCCGCTGGCGACGGCCGATCCCACCGTGCCGCCGCAGGTCCTCCCGGATGCCCCGCAGCGTCGCGGCGATCTCCTGGATGCGGTCCACGTTCTCGGCCGCGTCGGCGTCGAGGCGCCGCTCGAGCTCCTGGAGGCGGCGCTCCAGCCGGCCGGCCCGGGAGTAGCGATCCCAGGTGCCGTCGTCGAGGCGGTGGTCGTCCTCCCAGCTCGGATGGCACGATCCGGTGGCGTGGGTCGGCCGCGGCCCGTGGTAGAGAGGGCGCACCACGGTGCCGCAGGCGCACTCCAGGGCACCCCGCACGAACTCGGCGAGGCACCGGCAGGAGGGGCAGCGGGCCGCCCAGCTCCCGCGCCGGCGCAGGACGACGGCCTCGGGCTCGCCGCCGCTCGTCTCGTCGCTCGCCTGGCCTTCGACCGATTCAGGAGATGCCATTGCCTCGACCCCTTCGTCTGCCCGCGGGAGATCCCCACGCGAGGAACTGATCACGCGGCGGCGGCCGCGGCGCGCCCCTTCGCCGGCGTCACCCGGAGCGACGCCCCGCGGGTGGCGTGGTCCGTCGGGATCTCGTCGTCGACGTCGACCTCGGCCAGGCCGCGGAGCTGCTCGACGAGCGCCTCCACGGCCGGGCCCGCCTCGCGGAGGCTCATCCCGGGCACGCCCTGGAGCAGCTCCACGATGAGGAGGATGTCGGCCCGAACCCGCCGAAGGGTAGCGCCCACGTCCGTCAGCTTGCGAGCGGCCGCCCGCCCGTCAACGGAGTCGGACTCCGACCCGCTCACGTAGGAGATCTTGCCGAGGCCGGGCACCTCGACCCGCCGGAGGTCCCGGGACTCGGGGGCCTCCATCCGGGCCAGCAGCTCCGCCTTCAATGCGGAGAGCCGGACGTGGAGCTCGATCAGCTCCGTGCCCAGCTCCACCAAGGACCTCGCAGACTTCGGTGCATCCACGGCATTCTCCAAACTGGCCATTGGCATGAGGATCGATAATTGAAGATTATCGCAGGTGACGAAAGCCCCTGTAATGGGCCATCGCGCCTACGCGGGAATCGGTGGGTCCGAGTCGTGGCCGGGCGCGGATGCCGGCGCGGGCTGGTCCCACGCCTTCGGATCGATGCCCACGCGCTCGCTTAGCTTGCAGCGCGCCTCGTGGGCGGGCCGGCGCTTGCCGTTTTTCCACAGCGAGATCGTGGAGCGGTCGACATCCAGGAGGGCGGCGAACACCTCCTGGGTTTTGTTCTGGAGCACCTTCCAGAGCTCCCAGCTCCCCGCGTTGTGCCGCAGGCCCGCGACTCTGGCCATGGTCGGAATTCTACTTTCCCGGGCCGTGACAGGTGTCACAATCGATCGCCGTCAACGCCGTCGCTCGGACGTTTCCCGACCCTGGAGTCAAGCCGATCGTGTAGCACGCGGACGCGCCGCGTCGTGGGCCAGGTGCGACGCGAGGCGCCCTACACGTCGAGCAGCCCCTCGCTCGCCACGTCCCGCCACTGCTCCGCGTCGCGGATGTACCGCCTCAACATCGCGACGCTCGTGTGCCCGGTGATCCGCATGATCCGCGCCTCGCCGCGGCCCTGCCGCGCCGCCTCGGTCACCAGGCCGATGCGCGCGCTGTGCGCGCCGATGGTCGCCGGGTCCACGCCGGCCGCCTCCGCGGCCCGCTTGATCACCACGGCCACGGCGTGCCCCGAGAGCCGCGGCCCGAGGCGGCCCCACCTGGTGATGGAGCGGAAGACGGCGCCCTCGGTGATGGTCGCGGCGGTGAGCCAGGCCCGCAGCGCCCGCACCGGGCAGGTCTCCGGGTCGCGGCCGCGCGGCAAGGGCACGGTGCGCCCCGCGCCCTCCTGGTCGGTCTTGCTCCGCTCGAGCAGCACCTCCAGCCCCTCCGCCACGAACCGCACGTGCCGCACGTCGAGCGCCACCAGCTCCGACCGGCGCAGCGCCCCGAACCAGGCCACCAGCACCAGCGCGCGATCCCGCGCCGCGGCCAGCGGCAGCGCCCCTTCGCCGAGCGCGCGGAGGGCCACCCGGACGGCCCCGGCGAGCAGCGGGGCCTTGCCGTGCGCCCGGGTGCCGATGGTGCGCCGGATGCCGGCGCGCACCTGCTGCACAGCGGCGTCGCCGCGCGGCGAGGCCTCGCCGGCGAGCGCGTGCGCCTGCGCGATGGCGGTGAGCGACAGCTCGATCGTCGCCGCAGCCCGGCCGCTGTCCGCCAGCTCGGTGATGTACAGCGCCACGATCTCCGGCGCGGCCGGCAGCGACGAAACCCCGCGCGCGCCGCACCAGGCCACGAACCCCCGCCAGCGGCTGGCGTAGATCCGCCTCGTGTTGGTGGCGCGCCCGGCGCGGGCGTAGGCGCGCGCCCGCTCCGCCGTGGGCGCCAGCGCCGCCAGCGCCGACGGCGAGGGCGCGGCCGCGACGGCGAGCGGGCAGGGCAGGGCAGGGGGCGCGCGCGACGAGCTGCTCGACGACATGGTCGACTCCTTCGTGAGGGTGACGAACTGGAGAGGCGGTGGACGATCCGGACAGGATCGCCACGATCCGGAGAGGATCACGGGACGCCGCGGCGGGGGCCTGGGGCCGCCAAAATGACGAAGGCCCGCCGCCATCGATGGCAGCGGGCCAGGTCGGCCCTCGGGCGAGGGGAGGCGGGGTCAGGCCGCGGCGCCGGCGGCGCCGGCGGCCGCCTCGTGCCGCAGCTCGGCGAGCGTGAGCTTCAGCCGGCCGGCGAGGACGCGGTCGTTGGCGCAGAGCGAGACCGGGCCGTCGGCCAGGGCGACCAGCGCCAGCACCCGCACGTCGCCGCACCCGCAGACGGCGCAGGGCGAGCTCGCCGCGACCCCCCGAGAGGCCTGCACCACGCACCGAGGGCACTCGTGACGACGAGAGCCCGCCGGGACCGGCCGGCGACACCGCTTGCAGCGCCGCGGCTCGTCCACCGCTGTCCGCGGGCCGTAGTCTCGGGGCATGTCGGCGGAGGCGGGCGAAGCGTCGAGGGCGGGCGTCGTCATCACGTGAAACGCAGTCGCTCACCTGGGCGACTCGGGCCAAGAAACCCAGCGTCCTATTTCCGGGTCCGGCCTCCCACCCAACTTTATCCCTGTAATGCCCGGGGCTGGGCGGGGCTCCGCCGGAGCGCGACCGCGGGGAGACCTCGCGGGAGGCCTCGCGCTCTACAGCAGAAAAATCAGCAGTCTCCGGAGGCAGATCCGGAAGCAGATCAGATCTGCGCCAGCCGGACACCACGGCACGCCGGAGCGCCGCCAGGTCCACGCCCGCTCGGCGCCACGGCGTGCCAGTGAGACGCCACCGACCATGACGGCGCGGCGTCACAGATAGTGACAGACGGACGCCACCAAGGACGCAGTGGGGCGACCCGCGGTATCGCGGCCACGGCCGTCGGCCGGGGCGGATTAGCTGGAGTGGGGTGGGTCGAGACGAGTCGGGCAGACGCCGAGGGGGACGGGCGTGTCGATGCGCGGGTTCACCACCCAGGTCACCCGGACGGGGACACCGAGCAGCTCGGCGAGCGCGACGACGATCGCCGTCTGAAAATTGGCCTTCACCCAGTCGAGGATGAAGTCGTTCTGCACACGCAAGACGAGCGCGCCGTCCTCGGCCAGCGACTCGTACTGCGCGCCGCGGAGCCACATGTCGAACTGCTGCGGCGCCCGGGCGCGCAGGACCTGGGCGGCCCGGTCGAACAGCGACCAGCGCTCGACCCGCGCGCGCAGCTCGGCGCGGCTCTCCAGGGTCAGGCCGAGGTGGGCGTTCATCTCGGCGATCTCCTCCGCGGTGGGATCGGGCACGTCCGCCTCCGTCGGCGGCCGCGGGATCTGTGCGAGGATGTCCGGCACCGGCGCATCCGGATCGACGCCCCGATCGCGCTTCACGAAGGCGCGGGCCAGCCGGAGGAGGTCCAACGGCGTGGTTGCCGTTGGGAGCAGCCCGCGGCCGAGCTTGAAGGCGAACCGCTCGAGCGCGACCTCGCACCGCTCCAGCGGCGTCCCGCGCTTGCGCGCGCTCCAGCCGACCTTCGCCGCGGCTGGCCTGGTCGCGATCGGCCTGAAGCAGGGGTAGCGGCACAGGATGGAGAGGATCTCCCCGTCGAAGGCCCGGATCTCCTGGGGCGTGAGCGGGGGCTCCTCGAGGACGACGAGCTCGTCATCCTCGCCGGCCTGGTCGACGAGCTCGACCTCGACCTCGACCGCGCCGCCGGGAGGCCGCTCGAGGGCGAGCACGACGGGCGGGGCAAGGTGGTGGGGTGGTGACACGCTGTCGCTACCCCCTGCCGTGTCACCACCTCCGCTCGGTGCCGGACCTGGAGAAATGCCGCTAAAAGTGGGCTCTTGGGGGGAGGGGGGTGGCGTCACGCTGTCACCACCCTCTGGCCGTGTCACCACCCCCTCGGCGGTGCTGGGCGGGGCCGCGTCCGGGGCGGCGGGCGAGAACGCAGGGAGCGAGGAGGCCTCCGGAACCGCGGCCGTCACCCGAGCGATGACGTCCGCGGCGCTGCGCGCGATGCGCGCGTCCCGCGCCGCCATGCGAGCGCGGGCGCGCGCCTGGTTGCGCCGGCGCGTGTCGACCTGCAGCGAGTCCTTCGCCGCCCGCGTGAACACGGGGTCGTGGGTCGGCCGGCCGCCGAGGAGCCGAGCCGCCTCGACGGCGTCGGCAAGAGACGGAGGGAGCGACAGGCAGGCCTCGTCCTCCCCGGCGTGATCCTCGGGGGCCGCCGCCGCGTCCCATTCTGGCGGGCGCGCCGCGCCGCTCCACTCGAGGAGCACCTTGGGGTGGAACTCGTAGATGCTCCGGTCGTTGATCTGCGTCCCCGCGACCTTCGCCCCGTGGATCGTGATCACCCCGGCGAGCTTGAGGATGCGCAGGATCCGCTGGATCGTCCGCTTGGAGGGCCCGCGCCCCGGCTCGCCTCGTAGCTTGTCCGAGATCTGGCGCACGGAGATGCGGGGGGTGCAGAGCGTGCCGTTGTCCGTGAGCAGCCGGATCAGCGCGATCACCAGGCGCTCATTCGCCGTCCAGCACCGCTGCTCCAGCACGCCGCGCCGGATGTCATCCAGCACGGTGAGCTTCGCGCCCGTATCGGTCTTGAGCGCCTTCGGGCGCACGCCGTCGGCCGCGCGCTCCATCTCGGAGCGCGACGCCGGCGTCGAGAGCGCGCCCATCGAGGTCATGCGGCGCGGTCCTTCTCGTCCGCCACGGCCTGGCCGGCCTGGCCGCCGTGCCCGACCTGGCCGGCCTGCCCGGCCTGGCCGGCCTGGTACCGCTCCACGGCCTCCGCCACGAAGCGGTCGCCGGCGAGACGCCGCTCGTGCTTCCTGAGGCCCGAGAGGACCGTGGTGTGGTGCATCCCGCCGAAGGCCTTCCCGATGTCCGGGAGGGAGGCGCGCCCGTTGGTGCCGGCGCGGATGGCGTGCCAGCCCGCGTGGCGCGCCCCCGCGTTCGGGCGCCGCCGGTCGCCGGCGAGCACCGCCTCGAGGTCGGCGCCCACCTCGGCCGCCACGGCGGCGACCAGGACCTCGAGCCAGGTCCGGTCGTCGTCGGTCATGAGCATGTGCAACCCGTGGGCGAGGTCGCGGAGCGCCGCCGGGAGCGCGGCCACCCTGCGCTCGAGCTCGGGGGACAGGAGGAGCGGCATCTGCCGGAGCCGGGGCTGGGTCTTCCTCATGGAGCGCCTCCTGCGAGGGACGCGGCGGCCGCGGTGCACCGGTCGTGCGTCCGCCGCTCCGCGCCCGACATCGCCCACCACGCCTCCGACTGCGCCCGCGCCGCGGCGCAGCAGGTGGGGTCGTTGTACACCGGGTCGCCGTCGAAGATGCACAGGTCGCAGCCGCCGATGCCGCAGTGCGCGCACGGCAGGACGAGCGCCTCGAACCCGGTCATCAGGCAGGAAGGGCAGCGGTCCTCGGCGGCGGGCTCGGTCACGTCCATCCTCCCGTGCGGCTGCACCACCGCGAGCGGCACGGCGGCCCTGCGAGCGGCGACGACGCACTCGTGCAGCGTCGGGATCCTCATGCTCCCCCCTGCGACAGCGCCTCGAACAACGTGCGCCCGGGCTGCGACGGGCCGCTCCAGCGCTGGGGGAAGCGCCCAAACGCCTCGAACAGCGGCCACGCCTTCGCCGTCCAGGCAGGCTCGGGCGCGGTGAGCTCGGCGAGGAGCCCTCGCTCGCACAGGGACCACAGCACCTGCTCCCTCGGGCGCTTCCCCCTGCGGATGTCGGGAGGCGTCGCGAAGTAGGTCATCGCGCTCCACTGCGGCGTGCTGAGGCGGAGGTGCTTCACCACCTCGCTCCAGGTCGGCCGCGCCGTGAGGGGGTCGCGGATCAAGTTCACGCGCACCAGCCTCCCGAGGCGGCGCGCGGCGGGCTGGACGGGCCGCGGAAGCGGAGGCGGGGGCGCGTAGTATTCCGCCTCCTCGACCGCCGAGATCAGGCCGAGGCGCCGGGCCTCCTGGAGCCCGAGTTGCCGGACGTGGTGCACGCAGGCCGGAAGGGGGGCGCTCACCCTGTGCCTCCCGTCCGGTCGCGCTCGCGGCGCGCCCTGTGGTCGGCGATGCCCAGCGCGGCGGCGACCTCGTGCTCCTCGCCGGCGGCGAGCTGCAGCAGCTCCGCCAGCGCGGCCTCGCGGGCGGCGCGCGCCCCCGGTGACCGCTCGCCGGCGAGCACCCCTTCCAGCGACACGAGCTGGTGCAGGCAGGCCCGGCCGAGCACGTCGAGCCAGGTGCGCCCGTCCCCGAGCTGGCGGAGGTAGAGGCCCCGGCCGCGGTTGTGCACGTCGGCGCGGCCGCGCAGGGCGCTGAAGACGAACGGCGCCAGCGCGGCCTTCACGGGCACCGCGGGCGCGGTGGCCTGGCGCTCCCGGGCCGCCGGCGCCGCCACCGCGCCCGAGCTGGCCACGGCGAGCCCCATCACGGGGATCGCGAGCTGCTCCACGGGCGCGCGCCCGGCCACGGAAGGCCCCCGGCTGCCGCGCGAGGCCTTCATCAGTTCGTCCTCCCCCGCCGGATGGTCGCCTGCAGGCGCAGGATCTTGGCGCGCTCCATCGGGGCCATGCGGAGCGCGTCGAGCGCGACGGGGACGAGCGCCAGGGCGGCGTCGTACTGGGCCAGCGCACCGCACGCGAAGCAGAGCGACAGGTCCCCCGCCGTGGGGACGGTCCCGGGGCGCCCGGACGAGGCATCGAGCACCGCCCCGCAGGCGCAGCGCGTGGGCGGGATCCGCGTCGTGGTCAGGTCGCGCATGCGCTCGCTCCCTCGCCGTTGGCCAGCTCGAGCAGCTCGGCGATCTCCGCCAGCGCGTCCGCCCACCGGGCATCGTCGCGCTCGTCCTCCGCACCCACCGTCAGGAGCGCGTACATGCGTGGCAGCTCGCGCATGTCGCGCGTGGGGCCGTGGTCGCAGAGCCCGCGGAGCGCCACCCGCGCCGCCTCCCGCCGGGTGGCAACGCGGGTGCTCTCCAGGGCCGGCGCCTCCGTGCTGCAGGCCCGCCGGCGGGCCGCCCCGAGCCGCACCAGCGCGAGGCAGGCCTCGTCCAGGGCTGCCACGGCCGCGCGTGTCTCCGCGGCGGTCATGACCCCGTGCTCGCGGGCTGGAAGGAGAACGCGGGCATGGTCATTTCCTCATCGGCGTCGCCGGCCGAATTCATTCCGGGGGGGGGCGTCGATTTTGCGAAATGGTTCATCGCCCGCCCGCCTTGGGTCGGGGCCGCAGCTCGCGCCGCCGCTGGGCCGCCCACGCCCGGCGGTCGCGCCGGTTCATGGCCTCGACCGCGGGCAGCTCCTCGCCGAGGACCTCCACGTAGTCCGGCAGCTCGCCGGCGCGGAGGCGCTGGAGCAGCTCGTCGCCGTCGACGGCGATGAGCTCCGGGTGATCGCGGCGGACCCGGGCGAGCAGCTCGGGCAT